GCTGCTGGTATCGAGGCGTTTACCAAGATCAGCGTTACTTTTGAAACCTCTACAACTGGCGCCGGTTTGGCTCTGGTTTCCGTTAAATAAGGACATTAATCATGGCTGAAATTCTCAAATATGACCAAAACGACCTGCGCGCCATTGAGTCCGCTGGTCGCTTCGATGCTAACGAAAGCATCCATTTTGCCCGCCAGTTGGAGTACGTGAAGTCTCAGATTTACAGCACGCTTTACGCACCGCGTAACGCCTTGGCTGTGATGCCTGTTTCTACCGATATTCCTGCCGGTGCTAACTCGTTTGTCTGGTACGAATCGGACCGCGTTGGTAAGGCTAAGATCGGATCTAACCTGGGCAATGATGTTCCCCGCGCCGACGTGTTCCGTAAGGAAAATACCGGCGTGATTCGTAACATTACTATCGGTTTTGGCTATAATCAGCAAGAGATTGCAGCCTCTGCATTCGCTGGCACTAGCCTGACTACTGACAAAGCTGCTGCTGCTGTTGAAAGCCACACTGATGCGGTGAACAACATTGCTTGGTTCGGTGATACTGAAAACAACTTGCCAGGTTTGTTTACAACTGCCGGTCTGCCTGAAGTTACCATTGCTGCGGATGGTACTGGTTCAAGCAAATTGCTTTCTACCAAGACGGCTGCTCAAATTGTCCGTGACATCAATAGCGTGATTAACGCAATTGTGGTGCAGACAAAAGGTTTGATGACTGCAAATGAGTTTTGGCTTCCAGTTTCGCAATACACGCTGATTGCCAGCACTCAAAACAGCACTGCATCCGATACGACTATTCTGGGCTTCTTGCGTAACGTTCATCCAGGCGTTACCTTCCGTCCTTTGGTCGAGTTGACTGCCGCTGGTGGCGCTGGTGTAGACCGCATGTATGCAGTGGCAAACAACGCCATGAACTACGCTCTGGAAATCCCAATGATGTTGCAGACTTCTAGCCCGCAACTGAATGGTTATGAGTTCGTTGTGCCTATGCGTTCTCGCATTGCTGGTTGCGTGGTTAAACGCCCGCTAGCATTCGCATACGGTGCTGGAATCTGAGATAGATTCAAATAATATTAAAGGGGGCTTCGGCTCCCTTTTTTTATGCGTATTTCCAGTGATAACCATACGCTTTTTTGTACTTTCCTTTTGATGCATCACTAATAGGTCTGCCTTGAGCTTTTGTTAATCCAATTGAATGAAGCCAATAAGTTGCATCAACACATGATGTAAAAGTTATATTTGTTTCAATGCATACAACTGGTTTTGAATGAGCTTTAACAATTGCATCAATAACATGTTTAGGCCTTGAAATTCCTTTTTTTGCTTTTGAAATTTTTAACCTAGTTTCAACGCTTCTATTGCTTTGAATTAAACTCATTTTTTCAAGAGTTTCTAATGAGTGTTTTCTTCCTTTGCTTTTAATTGACTTTTTAAGCTTTGTTTCTTCGCTGCAAATTGTTCCGCTTGAACCTTCTCCACCATCTGTCATATTACAAAGATTATCACGTCCATAGTAGGAAATAAGTTCAATTTCCATTTCAAACGCCCACCACTCAAGCATCCCGTATTGAACAATTTCAACTGTATATCCGTGTTTTTTTGCAACGCTATGCCAAAATTTGTTTCTATCTTTTGACCATGCGCGTCGTCCGTAGCCTTTCCCAACATAAAAAACGCTTTCATCAGTCTTACGACGGTGAACGTAAACATAAAAATCTCGTGTAGAATTCAAATCAGCCATGTAGCAATTCTCGGTTTGTTGCTTGGTTAGAAGCCCCGTTAAGATTGCAGTCTTACGGGGTTTTCGCTATTATACACCTAGCGCATTTTCACTGTTAAAATGCACAAAATATTAGGAGTGTAAATGAAAGTAATTAACAAAGGCTCAGGCCTTAAACACGTTGGCAATGTGACGCTTGCACCAAATGAAGTAGCTGAAATTGATGATAATTGGGAATCAGCTATTAGCGGTGATTTGCAAAAAGTTGATTTTATCGAGCCAGAACAATCCGAAGAAACCCCCGCAAAACGTGGCCGTCCCGCTAAACTGAAAGAGGCTGAATAATGGCATCCGCAAACTCACTCACACTAACTAAGCGCCTAGCTGACGCTTACTTCACCGGATCGTTTAAATTTTTGCTGGTATCTAGCGTACCAAGCGAAGCAGACTTTGACGCCTTTGACTTTCGCAATGATGTGCTAAACGAAGTAACTGGCGCAGGCTACACCGCTGGCGGCGTGGCTGTAACCGTGTCTGTTGGTGCGGTTGACGCAACTAACAACCGCACGCCTGTTAACGTAACTGACCTGACGCCAGGCTGGGCTACGGCAACTATCACTGCGGTGGGAGGTTGGCTGTATAAGTCATTAGGAACGGCTGCAACTGACGAGCTAATCGGTTTTGTTGACTTTGGCGGATCAGTGTCTAGCACTGCTGGGCCGTTCAATGTTGACTTCACAACTCCGCTTTACATTAACCGCTAAGCCATTATGACGCTCTACGCTGAAATCCAATCTCTAAGCCCTGCGCTAGTCGCAAGTAAAGACTATCAGGCTATTGCGGACGCGCTCAGTGTGGGGCGCACTAAGCCGCAAGCTACCGCTATCGGCAAAGGCACCATCATTGGCGTGCTGGGCATGACTGTGGGCAATGCGTTTTTGGACGTGATTGACAACGTAGCCGACTACCGACACATCAAAGATGTCATCCGGGCCGGTGTGTTTGACGTGAGCTTAGAGGCGTCCAAGTTCGGCATTGATGCGATGGTGCCGGGTGTGCTGACGCAAGCAGAGGCCAACGCGCTCAAAGCCTTGGGAACCACGCCTGACCCCGTGACCGCTGCGCAAGTAGAAGTCGCCATGAAAAACGATGATGGGACAGACAAATGAGCACGACCACCATCACCAAAACACCACGCACGCTGATTGCCGCTGGCACCAGCAATGCAGCCGGGGCTACGACACGCGGTGTGGTCGATTTGCGCACCGCGCAGGGCGGTATCCTGACGATCAAGACCAACAACGCGGGCACTTTAGGCGTGCAGGCAGAGGTGCGGATTCTGATCGCTCACAACGCTGGCGCAACACCTACCGCTGCTAGTGCTGGCGCGGATTGGAAAACGGTCTATGTGCTGGGTACTGGTGTGGTTTCTGGCGTCACAAACGAGTTTCCGCCATTCCGTGTCGGGCCTGAAGTGATGCACCTTGAGGTCGAGATCACCGGAAACACCACGAACGCGGTGACGTGTGAAGCATTCTTGTCCGAAATCACCAACGCAGTGAGCATCTGATATGGCGTGGGTTGAGCGTCGAATTACGCGCACGTCTCAGCCGCAGGATGCTGTTGGGATTGATTGGAGTAATCCAATTACACGAGGGTTGGCAGGTGCTGTCGGAGTCGGTCACGGTACGCGAACTCCAATTTTAATAGGATCTCCTGAATACGCAGTAACTCCCACTGGTAGGGTTTATCGGTGGATTGACGGAGCCAATGCGTCTGCTAGAGTTCCCACCACAAATTTCACTGGCAGTGAGTACACGACACTTACAGTATTTACGCCGCGTGCTTTAGGTGGAGGTTTCAAAAAGTTCGGGGGATGGCTGACAGACGCCGGAAATGGCGGTGCTTTTTTTAACTGGGACCACGGGAACCCCGCTTATGCACGAGCAGTAGAGCTTTGGGCAGGTGGCGTAACTGCTGTTTTAAAGTACCCAGAACCGACACTGGGTCGCAGCACAGTCTGGGCGGCAGTAGTTTCAGGCACTACTTTATTGGGATACGCCGATGGTAATTTATCAGGGTCAACCACTCTGACGGGGACACCATCAGGATGGACAACACTTTCAAATGGGTCGGCTGGAGATCCAACTGGAGCAGTAGACGGTGCGCTAGCGCTGGCCTTCAACAGGGCGTTGTCTGCTGCTGAAATCAAATCACTCAGTGAAAACCCATGGCAAATCTTCGAGCCCGAGATTGTCCGCATCTGGGTTGACGATCAAGTTACAGGCGGCGCAGTAACCGGTAACGCATCAGGCCCATTAAGCCCGGTTAGCATTTCAACAGTTAGCGGATCAGCATCCGGCACGGCGTCTGCTTCGGCTTCGCTGAGTGCAGTTAGCCTAAGCGCAGTCAATGGCACGGCGTCAGGCGCTAGCGTGGCGTCTGGTGTATTCGCACCAGTAAGCCTAAGCGCAATAAATGCAACTGCTAACGGCGCTGCGAATGCTTCAGCTTCGATTGCTCCAATCAGCCTAAGTCCGGTAACTGGCACAGCTAGCGGCGAGACAGTCGTAACAGGCAACGCCAGCGGCGCATTTGATGACGTAGCATTGTCGCCAGTCTCAGGCACTGCTAGCGGTGCAGCGTCGGCTACTGGTGCGTTTAGCGCTATCAGTCTCACGGCTATCAATGGAACTGCCAGCGGCGGCGCTATCGTGGCGGGTAACGCGGCAGGAGCGTTTGATGATGTCAGCCTGACCGCATTGACTGGCGCGGCATCTGGTGGATCTGCTGGTATCGCTGCTGGTGTCTTTGCGTCACTGTTAATTAATCCGGCTACGGGTGCAGCTTATGGCGCTGCTGTGGCAGTTGGTAGCTTGCCAGTTATCGCGCTGACGCCATTGACGGGTAGTGCCACTGGTGTATCTATCATCCCGGCTTATGCGTCAGGTGCGTTTGATGATATTACATTGTCGCCATTAACAGGAACGGCGGCTGTGATTCGTCGGATTCGTCCTATCGTGCCTAATTACAATACTATGTCAGTTGATGCCTCATATAATGTGGCCTATATTGACCCTACATACTGGATAGATTAATGGCAACGCAACTTGAAGTTTTACGCATCGTAGCGCCTGAATTTGCGTCTGTCAGTGATGAAACTGTGCAGGGTATGCTTGATTTAGCACCACTGTTTATTAGTCCTGAACTGTATCCAGTCGAGTCTCGCGGTTTGGCCTTGGTGTATCAGGCTTGTATTCTGCTTTTGCAGCGTCAGAGCAGTGAATCAGGTACTAGCGGCGGTGGTGATTTGATTCGTGAAAAAGAAGGCGACTTAGAACGTCAGTTTTCAAGTTCACAAACCAAGTCGAATAATCACTTCGGTGGCGCTAGTATTTACCAAAACATGCTAGACCGTTTGAGTATGAATATCTCGATGGGCGGTATTACTCGCATGTTTGATATTATTCCAAGTATCTAATGGCTACAAAGTACGTCATGGATAAAGACTTAGGTATGAGAAAAATCATGCTTGAGTTTAAAAGTGCTCATAAGGCTGAGTTAGTTGTTGGAGTTCTTGAGGGTTCAAAAGACGCTGAAGGATTCAATATTGCTGAATATGCCACGGCTAATGAATTTGGTACTGATAAAATACCGTCACGGCCATTCATGCGGACGGCATTTGACGAAAATAAACCGGGTTATATCAGGTACATGGAAAAGATTGTCAAGCAAATAGGCCAAGTAGCATTTGCGCAAATGGTTACGACGCTTGGGTTAAAGGCTGAAAAAGACATTCAGCAAACTATCACGGGCCGGAACTTCTTGCCTAAGCTGGCTGATAGCACGGTTAAGGCTAAGAAAAACTCCACTAAGACACTGGTGGACTCGGGTGCGCTCGTTAATTCAATCAAACACCTTATCCGAAAATGAGTTTTCGCAAGCCTTTTGACGTTTTGCATGAATCCGCTGGTGCGTATGTGTCCGGCGTATTCGTGCCTGGTGCGCGTACTGTTTTGTCAATCATGGCAAGCATTCAACCCGCCACTGAGCAAGACCTAATTACAGCGCCGGAAGGCCGTCGAATCAGCGACATGGTGAAGGTCTACACGGACACCAGTCTGCAAGAAGGCGGAGAAGGTACGGGATTACAGCCTGATCTGATCGTATGGCGTGGCTATGCGTATGAGATTAGCTCTATTTCAGTGCGTCAAATGGATGTGATCTCGCATTACAAGATTTATGCCACACGGCGCATGGAAGCGCCTACGGGCTACGCGGCTGCATGGGTCGCCGGTACACTTACAAGAGGTTAAACAATGGCATCAAACATCAATACAGCTATCCCACCACTAGGAAGTCCTACGACTTCAGGGGTACGGGCTAATTTTGCATCGGCTAAGACTGAGATTGAGGCGCTTCAAACTCAGATTGGCTATGCCGATTACAACGATGCAGCCACGGCTATCACGCCGATCAGCGTGTCGCCTAGCACATGGACTAAACTAACTAATAACAAGCTCGGGCCTAATACTCGCTCACGTTTGCCTAGTGGCGTTACTAATCTTTGGAATTCAACAACTAATCAATTGGTGCTAACTGAATTGCCAATTGATACTATGGTTAGTATTCGATCTGACATTATTGTCACGACAAGCGCAGCTAATCAGGTGGTTAAATTTGATAAGCGCTTTGCCATTGGCGCAGGTAGTGAATTTACATTAGAAGCCAGCTCTTCAACTTTCAAAACTGCGGGAGTCCAGAAAATGAGCATGAATGGCTCGTTTTATATTGGCTCTGATGTCGTGCGAGTGAACCCTGCCGAGTTGCGTTTGTGGTCTGATGCATCGTGCACCGTGGTTGTGAATGGTTGGTATATCTCAGTTATAAAATACTTGGCTGCGTAATGAACGTCAGCACGCTTAAAACCCGGCTTTACACGCTGATTCAACCAATCATTGGCGGTACCGTGATCTGGGCTGACCAGACGGGGCCACGCCCGCCTTTGCCTTACTCTACGCTGCGCTTAGGCGTGATTACTACAGTTGGTGAGCCTCACTACTCAGACGTGGATTCTGGAGGATTACAGACGGTTCTAGCTGTTCGTGAAAGCGTGCTAAATGTCAATCGCTTCGGCAATGATAGCGTTTCAACTGTCGATACATTCTCAGACAAGCTATTGCTAAATTCAAACTTAGACAAGTTTTCAAATAGTGAAATTTCAGTCTTTGATATGTCGGCAGTGACTGATATTGCTCAGCTACTAAATGGCATTGCCATCGAGCCACGGGCTAGCATTGATTTGTCTATCCGTTGGGAATCAGATCAGATTGATAACGTCGGAATAATCGAGACTGTTATTAGTGACGGCACCATTGGGACAGTCAATACGGCTCTGAATGAAGAGTATGGATTGACAGTGACTACCGTAGCCGATTGACTTTTGACATTTCACAGCGTAAAAACTAAAATGTTCTAAGCCATTTGGCTGAACTTTGCAAAGTTTAATTTTTTAGGAGCCACAATGGCAACTCTTTCAGATATTGTTAATGTCAGCATTTCGCTGAATACAACCGGCGTAGAGCGGGCGGATTTTGGGACGCCACTTGTGACCGGCCCATTGATGTCATTCACCAATCGCGTGCAAGCGTACACACGCTACGATGATGCTGTATCGGCTAACCTGCCTGAGACTATTCTGAGCGCCGTTGAAGCTGCATTCAGTCAGACGCCTCATCCGCGACAAGTCAAGGTCGGTCGCCGTGCCGTGGCTACTGCCATTGTCAATATTGTGGCCGTAAATCTGACGACTTACACAATCACGGTAGCAGGTACTTCACCTGAGGTTTACACCTACACGTCAGACGCCAGCGCAACCGCTGCTGAGATTGCAACTGCTTTGGCATTGGCTATCACTTCGGACACAAACGAAACGCTGACCGCTACCGCCATTGGTAATACTGTGCAACTGGCATGGATTAGTCAATCTAACTTGCAGTCTGTCACGCTGGGCTCTAACCTTTCGTGGGGCGCTATGACTACCGTAGACACTGTAGCTGTGGATATGGCCGCTATCGTCATGGAGGACAACGCTTGGTATGGCATGATTAGCTCTGATCGCACCAAGCAAGTGCAGCTTGATTTTGCCGCTTGGACTGAAACTCAGAAAAAGCTATTTGGCTTTGCTTCTAGTGAGGCTGACATTCTGACGCCCGGTGTATCGACTGACGTTATCAGCGTTGCTAAGGATACCCGCTACTACCGCACCTACGCGGCATACAGTGCTAACGCTTTGACCCAATACCCTGATGCGGCTTGGATGTCTGCGGTGTTTCCGTTGCAGCCAGGCTCGGAGACTTGGGCGCTCAAGAAACTCGGCGGCGTTACGCCTGACAAGCTGTCAGCTACCCAGCGAAGCACCATTCTTGGCAAGGGTGGAAATACATTCGAGTATTACCAGACTCAGATTGCTTTGACTAACCCAGGCAAGGTTGTTGCAGGTGAGTGGATTGACGTTATCCGGGGCCGTGACTGGTTGGAGGACTTGATTCAGACCAACATGACCATGCTAGTGATTAATCGCGCTAAGGTGCCTTATACCGATGCTGGTATTCAACTGTGCGTGACTAACTTGCGCAAGTCTTTGCAACAAGGCGTTACGGTTGGTTATATTGCACCCGATGAAGTTGACGAAAACGGTAAGACTGTACCGGGCTTCACTATCACTGCACCACTGTCTCAGTCGGTTGACCCGCTGGTCAAGGCTTCGCGTATTTTGACTCTGCAATTTAGCGCCCGCCTTGCTGGTGCTATCCATGTCGTAAACATTAACGGCAATGTCGGTTACGAACTGGCCTAATAAGGAAACACAATGGCAACATCTACTTACGACCCAAGCAAGCTAACCGTCATTGTTGGAGGCGTCATTGTCTCCGGCTTCTCGGATGGTGACTTTATTACAGCCAAGCGTGACGAAGACCTTTACATGAAGCGCGTGGGCGCTGATGGACACGTGGCACGCGCACGCAATGGCAACAAGTCCGGCACCATTGAAATCAAGCTGCTGCAAAGTTCGCCAGCGGTGAATGAAATCGCGGCTCTAGTGGCATTGGATAACTTCTTGTTTGACGGTGACATTCTTATCCCTATCGCTATTGTCAGCCCTGGTGATGGTGCTGAACTGGTGGCAGCTACTCAGGCTTGGCTTAAAACACCACCTGAAATGGTGTTCGGTAAAGAAGTCGGTGAGCGTACATTCATTTTTGATTGTGCTGATTTGAAAATGTCACTTGGCGGCGTTTGATTACCTTATAATCTAGCCAACACGGCCCCCATCGGTTATGCATTTAGGTGCTAGCTGATTGGGGGTTTTCTTTTGGTAGAATGAAATCAACATTAGGAGAAAAGATGCAAACTGAAACAATTATCGTAGGCCAGTCAGAATACACGGCCATGAAAATGAATGCTTTTGAGGCTAACCGCATTCTGCTGCGTTTGAATAAAGTAATCCTGCCTGTTATCGGTGGACTCACCAAGGGTAATCAAGGCGGCTCTGTTAATCTGTTGGATGCTGATTTGAGCGAGGCTACCGGCATCATTGCTGAGAATCTGACAGAAGAAGTGATGGATACTATTATTTTGCCAATGTTCTCCCAGTCGCGGGTTTACATGGTTGAAAAGAAAGTATTCATCAAAGACGGTATGAGTATTAATCAGGCATTCACCGCTGATAACCTGTTTGATTTGTATGAACTGGTGTGGGAAGTTTTGAAACTAAACTTTTCTGCTTTTTTCTCCAAAACGGCGGGGCGCTTTGGGAACCTAACCGCCGGGGTTCAAACAACGAAAAGCCTGTCGGTAAATTAAGAGAAGACTTGGAGCAAGAGTTATGGATATGGCGTCCTATTCTTGCTCGCAAGGTTTCATTATCAGAGGTCAAGTCAGGTATGTGCAGCGTCGATGATTTGATGCGTTTAAATGCCTTACTTGACATGACCGCTGATTACGAATCTCAAGCTATGGCTAAAAAAGACTGAGACGGGTAAAATTAAAGCATGGCAATTGTTCGTGAACTTATAACCCGCTTCGGCTTCAACGTCGATCAAACCGGAATTAATAGAGTCGAGGGCAGCATTAACCGTTTAAGCGGTATGCTGTCAGGCCTTGCTGCGTTTGCTTCGCTTCGGGCTCTCGCTGGTGTGGCTGACTCTATGCAGTCGCTTGAGGCTCGTATCGGGATGTTGCCGCAGACGCTTGGGGATGTTGGTAAAGCGTTTGATGAAGTTGCAAAGAATGCCAGTGACAACCGGCAGTCACTGGCCGCATATGGCACTCTTTATTCTCGTATTGGTAACGCTGCAAAAGACTATATCAGCACGCAAGAAGAACTGTTGACAGTTTCAAATACTATCAGTCAGGCGCTTGTTGTTGGTGGCTCTACGGCTCAAGAGGCCGCATCGGTAATGACTCAGTTTAGCCAAGCATTAGGCGCTGGTACTTTGCAGGGCGAGGAGTTTCGAGCTATGGCAGAGGCTGCGCCTCAGTACATGGATGAACTTGCTATTTCTCTTGGCTATCCGAGAAGCGAGTTAAAGAAACTTGCCAGCGAAGGGAAAATAACATCAAAGCAAGTAATTGAAGCTACGTTGAAAATGTCAACATTGTTTCAGGATAAGTTTCGCCAGATGCCTATGACGATTGGTCATGCTACGACAATTATTGGCAACAAGTTTGCAATCATGATTGCAAAGCTAAACCGGGAATCTCAAGTAGTTACCACGGTAGCCAATTTCCTATTGCGTGGCTTTGAACGAATTGAAAACGGTGCTAAGTCGTTTATCGAGTTCGTAGGCGGTAGTTCTAACGCTTTGCGACTTTTCGGAATTGCACTTGCCGCTATCCTCGGTCCTATCGCGCTGGGTGGCCTTATCACTATCTTAGGCGCTATCTTTTCTATTGGTGGATTAGTAGTCGGTGCGTTGGTTTTGCTGGGTCTTGCCATTGATGATATTGTGACTTACATGGATGGTGGCCAGTCTGCTTTTGGAGACTTCCTTAAGTGGATGTCCGAAGGCTCTGCACTTGCGTCTGTGTTTCAAGGAATCATGATTGCCCTAGGTGCCGCGTTTGTTATCTGGGGTATCTCTGCTGCTGGTGCATGGGCGACGGCTGCTGTAGCGGCTTTGGCTGGTGGTGCATCAATGGCGGCGGCTTGGGTTCTAGCGCTTGGGCCTATGGGCTTGGTTTACGCTGGTGTCATTGCTGTTAGCAGTGCTTTGATGTACTTGTATAACAACTGGGAAAAAGTTAAAGGTTTCTTTGTCAAACTTACTGGCGGTGGCGTTAGCACTTCGGTAACTCCATCATCCGTAGCTAGCGCCGCATCCTCTGGTGGTAACACAAACGTGACTTCTAACCAGACTGTCAATCTGACCGTTCCGCCAGGGACTCCAGAATCTCAGCAACGCTTTTTGCAGGGTGCGGCGGGTGTTCTTAAATCAGACTCTGACCCGCTCAAAAAAGCGGCGCGTGACATGAATACTGGAGGCTGGTGATGATGGGTCTTTATTACGGTGGCGTTAACGCTATCACCAGTGTATTCAGCGACATCGCATCGATTGATTTTGATGCCACGCTAGACGAGTTGCACGAGTGGAAAAATGAAGTTACCCAGAATCCGGTAGAAAATGGCTCACCAATTACTGACCATATCATCCAGAAGCCTGATAAGTTACGCTTGCAAGGCGTCATTACGAATAGCCCTCTGCGCGGTGAATTCGCTGGACAATACTTCGGCGGCGATACTTCTTCACCACGCATTCAAACAGCTTTTGAGGCCATTCGTGCGCTGCATTTGGCGCGTGATACTGTGGTGGTTTACACCAAGCACGCTATCTATTTGAACATGGCGATTGAGTCAGTCAGTATCCCAAGGAATGCGCAGATTGGTGAAGAGGTGCAGTTCACCATGGAGCTAGTAAATATCCGTTTGGTGAGCACTCAAATGGTGACACTGCCGCCGGGTATTAGTGCCAAGAAAACGGCCAAGTCAGATACCAAGGTTGCTAAAAAGGCAGAGCCTCAAAAAAGCACAGGAAAGGCAGAATCTTATAACTTACTTAAAAAATACCCTGCGCCGAATGAGTCAATTTTATCGTCGGCTGGTGGCAAGGTGGCTAATGCTGCAAAGGCTATTTTCAAATGATTCTCGAAGAAATCACCTTACTTCCAGATACGACTGATCAACTGGTTGACGTTGTTTTGTCAGACAATCCCTACACACTGCGCGTGCTGTGGAATGAAACATTCGGCTATTTCAGCCTGTCAGTTTTTGAGCGTGAAGGCGCGGTGATCGTTGAAAATATCAAAATGGTGAAGAACTATCCATTGATTAGACGTTTCAAAGACACGCGACTGCCAGTCGGTGAACTTTATTTCATTGACAATAAAAACAAGAATCCGCGTGCGCTTTATACGTCAATCGGGACGAATGATTATTCTTTGATGTACTTTGTTCCAGATGTTGTTACGTCTGTTGAGTCTGTCGTTATTACCGCTGCACCGGCTGTTAGTGGTTCAATATGGGATAGCGGCCTCAGTGTGTGGGATAGCGGTTCTTCGTCATGGGACATGTAAATGTCACTCTTTGACCGCGTAGCATCCCTGACAGTCGGCAAGCCTAATGGTAAGGCTGTGGAGATCCGCGACTTGCGTTTTGCGTTCTCGATTGAAAAGGGAAGTGGCGAGAATCCTAACCAGTGTACTTGCAGGATCTACAACTTAAACCCTGACTCACGCGGTCTGGTTGAAACGGTTAACAACGTCCTGATTCTTAAGGCCGGATACCGGAGAGATGTTGGTGAGATCACTATTTTCACCGGAACAGTGACCCGAGCTATCACTAAGCGAGAAGGCGCTGATCTGGTGACTGAATTGGAAATGTCTGACGGCGGGCTTGAGTACCGCGATTCTAAAACGTCATTCAGCTTCGCGTCTGGTGTTTCGGCTGGCCAAGTCTTATCAAACATTGCCAGTACGTTCGGACTTCCAGTTAGGCCACTGCCAAGTGAAATAGCCCAGAAGCAATACCCAGACGGCTTCGCATTCGTTGGTCGCTCACGCGAGGCTATGGCGAAGGCTTGCGAGTACTTAGGCCTTGAGTGGTCTTTGCAAAACAGAGAAGTGCAGATACTGAAAAAAGGCAAAGCGGTTGCAATGCAAGCGTTTGTCCTGTCGCCTGATACCGGGTTGATCGGTTCACCAGAATCAGAGCATAAGACACTTAGCGAAAAGGCAGCAGCTAAAAAAGGAATCACAGAAAAGCAGAAAGGCGTTCGCGTTACTTTTGGTACTGATGACGCAAGCGGTGATAAAGGCAAAAAGCTGGAAGTGCAAGGCTATAAGTGCCGCACTCTTTTACAGCCTACTATGCAGCCCGGTGGTTACGTGCGACTTGATACAAAGTCGATTAAACAGGAGTTTTTTCGTATAGAGGCCGTGACGCACCAAGGCGATACGCACGGCACAGAATGGGCGTCTGAGTTGACTTTGCGTTACGTATAAATGGTGGGGTGGCCGGATGTGATCCCGGCTTGGCTGGACTCAAACCAGCCTACGTTTAACGAGCCCTTTGATTTCTCAAAGTAAGCAATGTCAATTCATTAGCATCAAGCGGGTCTGACCGTTGCGCCGTCA